TCAATCGGTAGTATATTCCTGGAACCTTACAGGGACTCTGATAACGAGAACCCGTGAAGAAACTGTTTGTCTCCCGCCAGTCGGTGATACGCACCTGATTGATAAGGTTGAAATTCGCATCGTAACAGTTCACCCCAAACTCAATGTTTTGATTCCCTAAACTCAATGCCTTCACCCATACAGTCACTTCGTAGTCCATTCCGGGATAAACCTCCATCGCCTTACTTTTATCGGCTTCGGTTGATATACCTACTCTTCCTCCACCTGTCGGCTGGAAGACGTACATATTATCAATGAATTTTCGTTTCACCGCACCAAGTATAGGATAATCCTTCAATGGTCCAACTCCGATAGTGTACGATTCCGAAAACTCAGCCGGAACGTCCTCCCCTGTATAGATTTGCCACGGATAAACCGTATAAATCTCATTCGTCTCGGGAGCACCTGTACGCTTCATTTGAAGTTCGTCCTGGTCAAACTGTATCAGGTCGCTGAATGTATCTCCGGCATAGTCGGGTCCATAGTCCCAACCCTTTGAAACGGCATTCACGGTTTCCGTACCATACCAAGTAGGGGAACTCCATCCTAAACACCAACCCACGTTCTGTGGGGATAACACTCCGAAGATGAACTCATTCGGCTTTTCGTAGCCTACCAACCGTCTCAACTCACCCTCTATCGTTCCACCAGTTTCTACGACTTGATATGTTCCTCTCTTGTAAAATTCTTGAATCCAATTATTGAACAGGTAACGACGCTGGTCAAGTGTATCAATATTTTCATACACCAACCCCCATCCTTCGATGAATTCCTTCATGAGCAAATCGCTGTTCTCCAACTGACGATAATTTCGTGCATAGATTACAACAAATGCAAAATAGTGGGTCATCGTGAGGAAGAATGTATTATAGTCGTCTTGGTTGTTACGACTCACATACATTGGGACTATTCCAGGCTCAAATAGCTTCTCTAAGACATTTACCGCCCACATCAGAACCTGTGGGTCGTTACTGTCAAAGAACGTCTTAAAAATCGTCTTATCGTAAATGGTAGTTGATAGTGGGTCAGCGTATGGGTCAATAAAGGCTCGCGTCTTGACATACGGCTTCGTCACGTAGTCAAGAACCAAATCACAACTGTCAGTGAGCCGACCCAGTTCACTGAAAGTTTCTTTCGTCAAAGTTATCCACTCGGTGTACGTTTCACCCCCATCCCTTGAATAGCGGAACAGGCTCTGCTGGTCAGAACGTGCTGCCCTCAGAACCGTTACCAATCCCGCAGGTGGAATCATTTGGGTGTGAACTGTAAACCCCTGTCCAACTCGAGGAAATTCTTTAAACTTTATTGTCGCCATTGTTACTTCTTAAATTTTCTTATCAGCCAAAAGATTCCTCCACCAACAGTGGCTATCCCTGTGTAGAAGAATATCTTTTCCCACCACCGTAACGGCATACGTTTCGGAACCTCAACTTTCTTCTCGACCTCAACGGGATATGGAGCGGGAACTTCCTTAATTACTTCCCTATCTTTATACACCACTTTGACCGGAATACTGTCTTGCTTATTTTCGATATCATGCTCGAGCAAACCAGACTGCCCATGATATGTTGCGGTTGAACGAGCGTATTTCGTTTCAACCGTGCTTGTCGTGTCAGGTGTGATTACTTTCACATACTCCTTCTCGAGTTGTACCTGTACGACTGTGTCCCGTACTGTTTCCGTTACTGTAACAGTCTTCTCCACGGGAATATAAATCTTTCGGCTGCACGCAGCAACCAAAAGAACTATTCCCACCAGCATAAAAGCCACTTTCGAAATCTTTTTCATATCTTTATTATTCAATGGTTATCCAAACATTCCGCCCAGCCTTAATCGCTTCACGGACAAGTTTCTTGACCCTGTCAGTGACGTTGAACTGGTTCCTCAGTTGTTCCCTTCCAGGAACCCTGTCGCCTGTCAAAATGCATCCTTCGGTATGTCCGGGATTGGCTCCTGCATGAATAAGTATCCCCAAGAAATGGGATACGTCTTCAAGAGCAGGATATTCTTTTCCGAATTTCGGAGAATACCGATAGATAACTTTATAACGTCCTGGAGGAATACAGGTTTCTCCGTACACCTTCTCCGGACACTTGCATGACTTCCCCTTTGGAGTATAGGGACAGGTCTCAGGAAGTTTCCTTTGGCAGTCCTCAAGCGTATCAGCAATTCTCAACCCGTTGACACTCATGACTCCCATGGTTGCCGTCGAGGAAAACTCCTGTCTTTTCAATTTTATTTCCAAATCTTCCATATCGTTCCTTATTTAATATTCACCGTAAAAATACTGCATTTTATCTCTTGAAACAACTCTAATTTGCGGGATAGAACACCGGAGAGAACTCTTTCGACTCGTCAAACATCACGTTTCCTTCCAAGTCCCTCATGATGAATTTCTTAATCCTCGGCAGCATGAAATCTGATACAGGCTCATCAACTGACGGCTTGAACCATTCTGACGCAACGTAACGAACTCCCTCTGTGTTCTTTACAATTTCCAACAGGTTATCCCACTCAACTCGCTGTCCTGGCTCCCAGAAACGGAAGTCAAGATACTTCGTCATTCCTACCTGTATATTCTTTCGAACGGTTGCCGTATCATAGCCAGCCTCCAGTTCACAACGGAAATCAACACCGTCTTCCCCTCCAACTTCGTACCACGTAGCGTTCTCCAACTTGATACCCATCAACTTCCCGGAAACTATCATGTCTCCGATACCGAAATAGGGGGTCGCTTTTTCAAGCAATGTCTTCAACTCTGCGTAGGAAAGTTCTTGACCGTTCTGTGTCGCCAACTGTATGTGAATGAATGAGTCTTCCATGATTCCTACAAACATAATCTTGAGGATTCTGTTATCGAAATTCTGAAAGATTTGAGTCAGTTTCTCAATCGTCGCTGTGGCATACACGTTCTGGTGGTTCAGGATACGTCTCCGGAACATTTCATCGCTCTCCTTGTCACGACCGCCAATAGCATAGTATTCATTCGTGCATTCGTAGTGTCCCTGCGGAATAGGGTTCACGGTCGTAATACTGTTCGCATCAACATTCGTAAACAGTCCTATTGCCTCGCTTCGCACCTTTACATAACCATACCCCGACTCGCCAACTGTAAGAGAGTTTTCGATGGCGAAACGAACGCCATTTGTACTCACAAAAGTGTTCACTCCAGCCGTGTACGTTGTTCCTGGCTCAGCATATACTCTGATATACGTAGAAGAACCCAACGCTCCGTAACGAGCCGTCACTCCAAACAGTGAGGCTGCTCTATCCAAGTAATCACCAGCAGCCGTTTCTGGAAAGATTTGAGCCTCTACGATAGCCACGTCCTTGATTGCCTTTTGCGCAACCTTTGCCGTCGCATATGCGGCAGCGTTCAAAACGGAGTTGTCGGTGATATCTGACACTTTATCCGTTTTGTTCAAAAATGTCTCGACCCAAAGATTTTTCAGGAATGAGACCGTGTTATTTACTTTCGTTATCATATCTGAATATTTGTTACAAGGAAATTATTCGTGACTGTCTTCGCCTGTATCTTCATAAAGATTGCGTCTTCTTTACGGTACAGGTCAAGAAGATTTACCTCAACCCAACGAGCGTCCCTTTGGAACATATTGACAAGATGCTTGAATAGGGACGGATACTGTATAGCGTTCACCGAACTACCGATTGCCTCGTTAGGAAGCCCATAATCCGGAAACTCCGGAATTGAACCTTTCAACGAATTGATGATAGTGTCAAGTGCCTGTCCTATCGCTGCCTCGTATTCAAGTGTCGCCAAATCATCATTTTCGAACCGGAAGTTCTTATCAATGTCCTTTCCGAGTATCTTCTCGGAATCAAGATTATCAACGATGTTAGGAATGTTGAAATTCCCTGTGGTACGAATGTTGATTTTAAAAATTCCCCCACCCTTGTTAGCATCGTAGTCCTCTTCCTCTACCAAGTTGTTTCTTGCGATATCAACCCAATCATCCTGAGGATTGTTTGAACCTAACTGTGACGATACGTTCTCAAACGTCTCACGGGTCTTAAGAACCCTCTGAAGTGCAACGTTCATACCGTACCGCCCAATGATAGCCGAGCGCAACCATCGTGATGAATTGTCTATCGTCCACAACTTCGTTTGACACTCCGTGAACATATCAAGCAACTCCCATGAATCTACTCTCGCCAAGCCTGTTGCCTTGAGCGTGAACAGGGGTTCAATCTCTCGTGACTGTTTCAACAGCGTATCAAGCCGTCCGAATGAATCCCCGATATCAATATCGTCCTGACCTGTATAGTATGCAACTATCAGAGGATAGTAAGAATTCGCGAACAGTGCAAACGACTCAAAGAACGACTGAATGTCGTACCCTGTTTGCTTCTTAAAGGTCTCTAATGCGTCTTTCATAACCATCCCTCCAATACTGTTTCAGTTACAGGTTGCAAAGCGTCTGTGACCACTGAAGCGACCTCACTCACTCCCGTCTGTATCATCGAAGGAAGTAACTTATCAAGCAACGATTTGTTATTCTTGTTAGATACTGCCTCCAGCGGAGCCAACGCTATCAACGTCAGATTATAATTCCAAATCATGTTTTTCGACAAGTCCTGAGAGAACTGTACTCCGCTTGGTGGAATAGCCACAAGATAACTTTCCCCGAGTGCCATGTTATAGAAGTACAGACGCAACGGTTTGCCCTTATCGTCAAGACCCACACTCTTACTTGCCATAGCCTGTAATATCTTCATCACACCATAACCCGTCTTGACGTTCAGGTTAAAGTTCGAAAAGGCGAGTCCTGATATTGAACCGCTTTTCTTTGTAATGTCGAACAGGTGGTATTTCCCAGCACTCACACTCTTACTGGAAGAGTTAATGCTCACATCTGGCTTTGGATTTATCAGGATTTTGAATTGACGACCGAAACTCCCCTTAATGTTAATTTCCTGAGGCGAATAGGAAGGAGTCGACAATACTGTTACTCCAGCCATTGACTTCTTGATATTCGTTCGAGTAGGTTCGGTCTTTGAGATAGAATCCGGCATAATAGGGAATGTCAGATAATCTATCGTATTGTCATCACTATCCGCAAGTTCCAAAGCAACCATGTACCATTCGAAGTCGTTAGGATACAGGCTCGCAAG